GCACTTAACGAAGGACAGCGTGATACATTATACGGTAATGCTATTAACCCTGTAACGTTCTTAAGTGGTGCAGGACTTGTTAACTTTGGTCAAAAGACAAGAGCTAAAAATGCTAGTGCTTTAGACAGAATCAACGTTGCAAGACTAGTAATTTACTTACGTTCGCAGTTTAACAAACTTGCTAAACCTTATATCTTTGAGCCAAATGACAAAATCACACGTGATGAGATTAAAGCACAGGCAGATAGTTTACTATTAGAGCTAGTAGGACAAAGAGCATTATATGACTTCTTAGTAGTATGTGACGAAAGTAACAATACTCCAACAAGAATTGATAGAAATGAGCTTTACTTAGATATAGCAATTGAACCAGTGAAAGCTGTGGAGTTTATTTACATTCCATTAAGACTTAAAAACACTGGTGAGATAGCAGGGCTTTAATATGATAAATACTTACAAGCAGGAGATATTATAATGGCAATTTCAACACTAAGCAAAATTACAGTACCTTTGGATTCTAGCTCTTCAGCTAGTAACCAAGGTTTGTTGATGCCGAAACTACAATACCGCTTTAGAGTGAGTCTTGAAAATTTTGGAGTATCAACACCAACAACAGAACTAACTAAACAGGTTGTAGACGTAACAAGACCAAACGTTAGTTTCGAACAGATCACAGTAGATGTGTATAACTCACGTGTGTACCTAGCAGGTAAACATACTTGGGAACCAATTACACTTAACTTACGTGAAGATGTTAGTAACAACGTACAGAAACTTGTTGGCGAGCAACTACAGAAACAATTTGACTTCTTCGAACAAAGTTCGGCGGCGTCAGGTAGCGATTACAAATTCGTTACAAGAATTGAAATATTAGACGGTGGTAACGGTGCTAATACAGCAAGTGTACTAGAGACATTTGAATTGTATGGTTGTTACTTAGAGTCAGCAAACTACAATAGCTTGTCTTACTCTACTAACGATCCAGTAACTGTTGCACTAGCAATACGCTACGATAACGCTATTCAAAGTCCACAAGGAACGGGCGTAGGAACAGCAATCGGACGTACAGTTAACACAGCTATTACAGGCGGCGGCGCAAGTTAATAGTTAATAATATTTCCTGAAACTTTAAAAGGGTGTCAATTAATTTTGGCATCCTTTTTCATTCTGTACGCACTTATCTTATTAGGATAAATATTAATGCAGGAGAGTAACGATGGCTACAAAACTTAATGAAAATACTGAACTAGCGATTCCGTTAAAATCTCTACTTGGATTAATTGCAGGTACTGCGGTTGCAGTATGGGCGTACTTTGGTGTTATTGAAAGAATAGCTTTCTTAGAACTTAAAGAGCAACAAGACAGAACCAAGTTAGAGTTTGCTTATAAATGGGTACAAGATTTTCAACCACCACCAGCAGTAGCTGACACGGTAGTTAGAGTACGCGATATGGAACTTCAAATAAGAGAACTTGAAATTGAAGTTAAGCATTTAAAGGAACAACTTAACAATGGCAAATAAACTTAACGGGTTTTTAGATAATTTAGTAAGTGGAGCATTAAGTCCTAAAGGTAACTTAGGCGACCAAGCACACGCGGCTCGACTATATGTTGATGACGCACACAGACTAAGTCCTAAAAGTAAATTTCTTTATCACGTAAGTTTTAATTTAAATCCTGAAGCAGTACAATTAATTCCTCAATTAAAAACACAAGAAATTAATATGCTTGTTAAAAGTGTTGACTTACCTAAGTATCAAATTGCAACAACACTAAAGCATCAATACAATAAGAAAAGAAATTTACAAACAAGATTAGATTACGATCCTATTAACATTGTATTCCACGATGACAACTTTGGTCAAACAACTGCTATGTGGGAAGCGTACTATAGATATTATTTTAGAGACGGCAATTATGCGGCTGTAGACGGAAGTTCAAATCCTAATACTTCTAATGCGGCATACAACAGAGGCTCTAGTTATCAAGGTGAAGCGGCAAACAATTTTAGATACGGTATGGATAACGATTCTCTTAAACCGTTTTTTGAAAGTATTCAAATTTATCAAATGTCAAGAAAACGCTACACAGCGTTTACATTAGTTAATCCTCTTATTAGTGAATGGGGACACGACACTATGGACAACAGTTCAAGTGACGCAGTAGCAAACAACATGACTGTACAATACGAAACTGTATGGTACGCAAGAGGTCCAGTTAAAGATGGATCAGCACCTAAGAGCTTTGGTAGTGCTAGTGGACATTACGACCAAGTACCAAGTCCTAATTCATTAGGCGGTGGCGGAACTGCAAGTGTGTTTGGTGTTGGTGGTATTGCAGGCGGCGTTGCTGATGTATTTGGAGATATTAGTAGTGGAGCGGCATTTAGCAGTCCAACAAACTTTTTAGGTACAGTATTAAAAGCAACTAGCATAACACAGAATGCTAAGAGTTTAGGTAAAGAAGGGTTACGTCAAGAAGGTTTTGGAATATTAAAAGACCAAATTGGTAAAGCAACTGGCATTGATGTTAGTGGTGTAGCAAATCTTGCATTTCCTAAGTCAGGTGGTTCAGGTGGTAGCTTTAGCACTATTGCTACAGTTGCAGGCTTAACAACACTAGCCGGAGTTGCTACTGGTAAGATTGGTAATCCAATAAGTAGTGTTACTAACTTCTTAAAAGGTAATCCAGGTGCGGCTGACGATGTAGCTAAAAGTACTTTCTTTAAGAAAGACCACATCAATAACGGCGGATCACCATTACCTGAAATTATTAGTGCGGCTTATGAAGCACAAACGTTTGAAGATAAAAAAGCGGCAAGAGAAAAAGCTATTTCAAATGCCAACAGTAGTTCTCTTGGTAGTACTCTGTTTACATAGGATTAATTTATGGGCGATAACACATCAACTAACAAAAATAGTACACCAACTAATTTATATGGTAACCTTCCAGCTAAGGCGGGAGATAGTGCAACTAAAGTAAAACAATTCTTTAATCAATACTATACAGAGCCGTTTGAATTTTCAAGTAATGAAGTTGATGCAACTGTAGCTTTCTTTCGTAAAAGAGGCTTTGATGAAGTTAGTGCAAATAGTGTTGCAACTATTGTTATGCAACAAGCAAAGATGGATAATGTAAAAATCTTTGAGCTAATAGATACACTTGGTGGGTTTGACGAAGTACAATTAAGTACAGTAATTACAGAAATCTTAAATTACAATAGATCAAAAATAAGTACACTAGGTTACAAAGTAGACCAAGCAACTAATAAATTAGAAACTAGAAACATAGTGGTATAATGCTATGGGTAAGTTTGCTCAGGGTCGGTATACATTAAAGTACCCCGAAAAATACTTAGGTACAAAAACACCTTTATATAGAAGTAGTTGGGAATTTGCATTTATGAAATTCTGCGACGAGAGTCCTAGTGTTAGTAAATGGGCAAGTGAAAGTGTTAAGATACCTTATAGAAATCCATTAACAGGTAAGCATACAGTTTATGTACCAGATTTCTTAATACAGTACAGCGATAAAAACGGTAGACCGCACGTTGAACTAATTGAAGTTAAGCCTGATAACCAAACTATGAAAGAGAATGTTGGGCGTGATAAATGGCGTCAAGCACAGTATATCCAAAATGTTGCCAAATGGGAAGCCGCTAGAGCTTGGTGTAAACAGAAGAAAATCTTCTTTAGAGTTATAACCGAAAAAGACATTTTTCACTCAGGCAAGAGAAAATAGGATAAATAATAGTAGCACATAATGGAAAACCAAAATGACTAAGAAACTAGAAGAATTACTTAATTTACCTGAAAGCCAGGAAATTATTAAAGAAGAAGAGTCAAAGTCTAATGATGTTGTTAAAGCAGAACAGCAAGAGGACTTTAGAGACATTGCTGAACTTGATAAGATTACTGCGGCATTACCAGCTGTAAAAGGTTTAGGTGAATTAGCAGATAAAGAACTCAACGCTATTGCAGATAAGGCTACTACAGCTTATGATGATCTGATGGATTTGGGTATGAATGTGGAGAGTAGATACAGTGGTAGAGTTTTTGAAGTGGCTGGAGGAATGCTTAAAACGGCACTTGACGCCAAGGTTGCTAAACTAGATAAAAAATTAAAAATGATTGACTTGCAACTTAAGAAAGAAAAGCAAGATAAAGACAGCGGATATGAAGATTCTGGGCTTGTAAATGGCGAAGGATACGTAGTTACTGACCGTAACAGTTTGCTTGAGAAATTGAAAAACATGGATAAATAAACATATAAGGAACTGATATGAAGACATTTGCAGAATATTTAACAGAGTCTAAAAAGACTTATAAATTTAAAATTGGTATTGCAGGCGAACTACCTGAAGGTTGCATGGACACTATGGAACAGTCACTTCAGAAGTTTGGTTGTATGAATTTAACAGATTGTAAGCGTACACCGATTACAGAACGTCCGTTAGATTTTCCACAGTTACAAAATATGGAAGTTAACTATTGCGAATGTGAATTAGCATATCCTACTATTGCACCTGTGTTAGCAGAATACTTAACACAGTCATGTGGTTTACCAACGTCACACTTAATTGTAAGAAACTTAGATGCTCCACAAGAGGAATACCAAGATGCAGAATACAATAAAGTTTATGAGCCAGCACTAGGTAGCGACTTACCAGAATCAGATCCAGCAGTTCATAAGCAAGTAACAGGCGAAAGAGTTATGGGCTTACTAGCAGAGCTAGAACAAGCACGTAAAGAAAGAGAGAATGATCCAATAGGAAGCATTCAACCAAACAAAGAACAAATTCAAGATATGGGCGAACCACAAAGCAAAAGCCCAATGGGGAGCAAATAATATGAAACTACAAGACATTTATAAAAAAATTGATGACCTTAATGAAGCGGCATCAATGAATATTTCATTAACAGGTGATAGCCCACAAGAAGTAGGCGACTTATTTAAAGTGTTAGGTGATAAAGATCTTAACCCAGAGCCAATGCCAAGTTTAGGTATGCGTGGCGACATTGAGAAATCAATGGACATTATGAAAAAAATGGACGGTCCAAAAGATGGTCCAA